GACTTCCTCAGGCGCATACAGCAGCGCACATTCAAGTCAGTCGGCCAGAAGTTCAAGCGCAGGTTTGCCCGTGATGCCGCCCGTGCAGTCGATCTGGTCACCAAGCGGTGGGCCAAGGCCGATGCCCTTGCTGTGGGACTGCTGCTTGTGGAGATGATTGCCCAGCGCACAGGCATCATCGAGATCCTCACCAAGTTGAACGCACGGGGACGCAAGTACTGCATCATTCAGGCAGCCCCGGACATCCGCAGGTGGGTCAAGGGCTGCCACGATTACCACGAATCGCTGGAGCCGATGTTCCTGCCCACAATCGAGAAGCCGCTTCAGTGGAATAACCCTTGGGTGGGCGGCTATGCGTCGATTGCGTGGAAACCAAGGCCGCTGGTCAAGAGCAGGAACAAGGCGTATCAGGAATCACTGTCATCGCTCATGCCGTCAGCCGTGTATGACGCCGTGAACTTCATCCAGAACACGCCGTGGGAAGTCGATCAGCAAATCCTTGGGCTGGTCAAGCATTGCTGGCAGGAGGGTCTTGAGGTTGACTCGATGCCCCCATCGCGTGACGAGGAGATCCCCTCCAAGCCGCTGGACATCGACACCAATCTGGAATCCAGACGCCATTGGCGCAAGGCTGCCGCAAAGATCCACTTCCTCAACGAGTCATACGAGTCCCAGCGACTGTTGGCGCTCAAGACCCTGTTCGTTGCGGACAAGATGAATTCCCATCAGCGCCTGTGGTTCCCACATCAGTTGGACTTCCGTGGGCGTGGGTATCCTTTGCCGCTGTTCCTGCATCCTCAGGGCGTGTCGTACGCCAAGGCCATGCTCAGGTTCTCTGACGGCAAGCCTGTCACGACAGACGCTCAGGCCCAGTCCCTGTACGTCCATGCGGCCAACAAGTTCGGACTCGACAAGAAGACCATCGAGGAGCGCACAGTCTGGGTCGAGCAGAACCGCTCCATGATCGAGGCCATCGGCAATGACCCATACTCCACAAAGAAGTGGCTTGATGCAGACGAGCCATTTGCCTTTGTCGCAGCCTGTAGGGAACTCACCGAGTTCTGGAACTACGGAAGCGGATTCATCTCCAACCTGCCAATCGCCATGGACGCCACCACCCAAGGACTACAGATCTACGCCATGCTGCTGCGTGATCCCGTCGCTGGGCTGGCAACTAATGTCCTTCCTTCGGAGAGGCCGTCAGATCCCTACCAGTTCGTCGCAAACGCCGTCATCGCCAAGTTGAAGGCTGATCACGATCCCCTGTCCAAGCAGTTGCTCGAGTTTGGCATCGACCGCACGACAACCAAGCGTCAGACCATGACCCTGCCCTACGGGCTGACCCAGCACTCATGCATCTCGTACACCCGGGAGTGGCTTGAGGAGCGCATCAGGAAGACCGGGAGCAACCCATGGGGTCTGGAGATGTACAAGCCTGTGGTCCACCTAGGCAAGATCATCTGGGCTTCCATCGATGACGTTGTGGGTTCCGCCAAGAAGGGCATGGACTTCCTTAAGGGCTGCATGGCCGCCATGATCGAGCATGACGTGACGCCCTACTGGATGACCCCCATTGGGTTCCCGGTCAGGATGCGCTACGAGAACTATGACCGGATCACGGTGTCCACCCGCATCGGAGCCAAGGCCAAGGTGCTGTCTCTTCGTCAGGAGAACGGACGCCAGTCCAAGCGCAAGGCGCTCAATGGAGGCCCCGCAAACTACATCCACTCCTTGGACGGCTTTGGCGGCCTATTGGGCCATACCGTAAACCTGTGCGCCCAATCGGGCATCAATCACCTCGGCTCGGTCCACGACCAGATCATGTGCCTTTCAGGCGACTACCCACAGGTATACCACAGGGTACGGGAGGCTACCGTTGAGTTGTTCTCAAGGGATCTTCTTAGGGAGTTCCATGAGGGAGTATTGACTTTTCTCCCAAAGGGTGCTACACTTCCAGATGTTCCCGAGTACGGTACTCTGGACATATCGAAAGTGATGGACTCCCAGTACTACTTCAACTAGTCTAGGATCCTAGAAGAAAGGCAACACCATGCAAGGCAAGAAGAAGTTCGTTCGTATGACATCCCCTCTCGGCATCGCGGTCTATCCCAAACTCAACAAGCCAGACACCAAGTTCGACGCCAACGGCGTCTACAGCGTGGATCTGGACCTTGATCCCAACGCCAAGGAGACCAAGGATTTCCTCGCTGCAATCCGCAAGATTCAGGAGGACGAGTACAAGGCGACCTGCGAGGCCAAGGGCGGCAAGAAGTTGAAGAAGGCCGACCTTCCGATCAAGACCACCGAGGACGGGCTGACCCGCTTCAAGTTCAAGTTGAAGGCCAAGGGCGGATCCGAGGAGCGTTCGTGGGACCAGAAGCCCACCCTGTTCGACGCCAAGGGCAACCCTCTGGTCAACGCTCCCAGCATCGGCTCGGGCAGCAAGATCAAGGTCGCCTTCGAGGTGGTCCCCTACTTCACAGCCATGGTTGGCGCTGGGCTGTCGTTCCGTATGCGTGCCGTTCAGATCTGCGATCTGGTCGAGTACACACCCGGCGACAACTTCAACGCCTTTGGCTTCAAGGCCACGGACGGCTTCGAGGTCACGGCTCCCCCGACCGATGCGACCGAGACCGACTCCGACGAGGAGAGTGACTTCTGAAACTGACGCTCAAGGTTGACCCTACACCCGCCTCAAGACCACGGGTTACGAGGTGGGGTGCCTACTACGGGAAGACCTATGAGCGATTCAGGAAGCAGGCCAAGGCAGCCCTTGGTGCCATCAATAAGCCCAAGGGCTGCCCCCTTGCCTGCCCTCTCGTCGTGACGGTCACGTTCTTCTGCCGATCCCCAAAGAAGCCCACCAACGTGTGGCCCAAGGGCGACATCGACAACCACCAGAAAGCCATCCTCGATGCCCTCAATGAGTGGGCATGGAAGGATGACGTTCAGATAATGAAGATCGTTGCCGTCAAGTGCTACAGCAAGGATCCGCGAATCGAAATCGAATGGAAGGAACATGGAACACAAGGAATCGGAGTTCGTACAGCATGAGCCATGCCCCAAGTGTGGCTCGCAGGACAACCTAGCCCGGTATTCGGATGGGCATGGGTACTGCTTCGGGTGCAAGTACTATGAGACAGGGGTCGGCCAGTCACTTCCAGAAGTGACCAAGAAACTCGATACTCTTATTGATGTCGAGTACTCGGCCCTACGCAAGCGTGGCATCACGGAGGACACCTGTCGGTTCTGGGGATACGGCGTAGGCCAGTTCAACGGCCAGACCGTTCAGGTAGCCCAGTACGTCAAGGACCGTGATGTGGTGGCGCAGAAGTTGCGCTTCCCCTCCAAGGACTTCATGCTGATCGGTGACGCCAAGGGGCTGCCCCTGTACGGCTCTCACCTGTGGCGTGACGGGGGACGCATGGTCACGGTGACCGAGGGTGAGATCGACGCCCTGACCATCAGCCAGTTGTTCGGCAACCGATGGCCTGTGGTGTCTGTCCCCAGCGGCGCTGCTGGTGCGTACAAGGCATTCCAGAACAACCTTGAGTGGCTTGAGAAGTTCGACTCTGTGGTGCTGATGTTCGATGATGACGAGCCGGGGCGCAAGGCGGCCAAGGAGTGCGCCATGCTTCTGACTCCCGGCAAGGCAAAGATCGGTACGATCCCCGAGTACAAGGATGCCAATGATGCCCATGTCGCAGGTCAAGGCAAGCGTGTCATCGATGCTGTCTATGGTGCCAAGGCTTATCGTCCTGATGGCGTTGTTCTTGGCTCGGACCTGTGGGATATCGTCAACACCGAGGACATCAACGACTCGATCCCATATCCGTGGCAGGCCCTGAACGAGAAGTTGCTGGGCATCCGAAAGGGTGAACTCGTTGTCCTGACTTCAGGTACAGGAATCGGCAAGTCATCTGTGTGCCGCGAGATGGTGTGCCACCTGATCCGCAACGGCAAGAAGGTCGGTCTGCTGATGCTTGAGGAGTCCGTCAAGAGGACCGCAAGGAACCTGATGGGCATCCACCTGAACACCCCGCCGTATTTCTGGGAGGACCGTGGCATCACGGCAGACCAGAAGCGGGAGGCGTTCGAGGCAACGGTAGCCAACGTCGTGATGTTCGACCACTTCGGATCCGTCGATCCCGACAACCTGCTCGCCAAGACGCGCTACATGATCAAGTCATGCGGATGCGACTACATCTTCCTAGACCACCTCAGCATCGTTGTGTCTGGCCTAGGTGACGGCGACGAGCGCAGGCTCATTGACAACGCCATGACATCCCTGCGTTCCCTCGTTGAGGAGACACAGGCAGCCATGTTTGTGGTATCCCATCTGAGGCGTCCTGATGGGGATCGTGGGCATGAGGAGGGGGCTTCGACCTCCCTTGCCCAACTCAGAGGTTCACACTCAATTGCACAGTTGGCAGATGCCGTGATCGGCATGGAAAGGAATCAGCAAGGTGACGCTCCAAACGAACTGGTACTCAGGGTTCTTAAGAACCGTTTCACGGGAGATACAGGCATTGCGGGAACGCTGCGGTATTTCAAGGAGTCGGGAAGACTCGCGGAATTCAACATGGAGACAACAGACGATGACATTTGAGAAGGATCCAATCATCGAGATCTCCGATCTCAGGACAGACAACGAGATCCTCAGGGCTGGAGTCAGGAACTGGTCCCAGCGTTGCGTCGAACTGGAAGAGGAAGTCAAGCGTCTTCGGGCCTTGCTTCACGTCAGCATTGAGAAGGCCATGTACGAGGGGGAAGGATGAAGCAGAGGAAACTTACCCCAGAGCAGTCCGAGGAGATCCGCAGGCTGTCGGAGACCATGTCGAACATCGAGATTGCACGCCGATACAACGTCAGCCCACAGTTGATATCCTGCATCCTGCTGTACGGATACGGCAACAGGCCCAAGCCAAAGGTCACGATGGACTTGGTCGCGTACAGGGAATGGGAGGATGTGGCTGCCGAGTACAATCGGCGCAATCCCCATGATCAGATCACGACCAAGCAGGCTAGGGATTGCTTCAGGCACGCGCAGAAGAAGTTGATCAAGGAACTGGCTAAGGCAGGCATTACCGAAAGAACGCTTGTCTAGGCACTAGACTAAAGAAAGGAAAGAGAGACATGGACATCTACTTTGACATCGAGACCAACCCAATCACCGATTGGATGCACCTGAGTGACCTGAAGGAACTGAGGTCCTTCGCGGTTGCCATTGAGGACGAGCCTGCACGCACAGTGTCCCTCAAGGAGGGCATCGAACTGCTGAACGGGGCTACCACCCTGATCGGTCACAACCTGATTGGGTTCGACCTGCCTGCGCTCAGGAAGTTGGTTCCGTCCTTTACCCGGGATCACAACATCTTCGATACCGCTGTGGCGTGTCGCCTGCTGCACACCAACATCGCTGATGCGGACTACAGGGATCCCACCATGCCCAAGGAACTGGTGGGTTTGCATTCCCTGAAGGCATGGGGACACAGGCTCAAGTTCCCCAAGACCGATGGTGGAGACTTTGAGGCTGGTCCCAAGTTGGACGAGTACTGCCGCAACGATGTCGAACTGGTCCGGGTATTGGCTAGGGATCTGCTCAAGCATCCTGCCAAGGCGTTCAAGGCGCTGGACCTTGAGATGCGCTTTGCCCAGATCATCAAGCAGCAGGAGCGCGTGGGCATCCCGTTCAACGTCAAGGCCGCAGAGAGACTGCACGCCGAGATCCGCAAGCAGATGCTTGAGATCGAGCAGCAGATGCAGTCCATGTTCCCGCCCGTGGTTCAGGAGCGCGTGTCGGAGAAGACTGGTAAGAAACTCAAGCCAAAGATTCTTACGTTCAACCCCGGCTCACGGCTTCAGATCGCAGACCGACTCAAGGACATGCATGGGTGGCAACCCACAGAGTTCACCCCAGACGGCAGGCCCAAGGTTGACGAGACTGTGCTCCAGTCGCTGTCCTATCCAGAGGCCAAGGTCCTAGCCGAGTACCTGACCCTTGGCAAGCGCCTTGGGCAACTGGCAGACGGCGACGAGGCGTGGCTCAAGGTGGTCACCCCCAAGGGACGCATCCACGGGCGCGTGAACACCAATGGAGCCATTACAGGGCGCTGCACCCACAGCAGACCCAACATGGCTCAGGTGCCCACAGAGCCTGCCTACAGGGCGCTGTTTGCGGCACCCAAGGGCAAGGTCATGGTGGGAGCCGATGCCTCGGGCCTTGAGTTGCGTTGCCTTGCCCATTACCTCGGAGGGTGGGATGGGGGCGAGTACGCCAAGGCTGTGACCACCGGAGACATCCACTGGACCAACGCTCTTGCCTTTGGTCTGACCTCAGACAAGGTGATGGACAAGGGCAACCCAGCCCACAAGCAGGCACGCAACCAAGCCAAGGGCGCGATCTACGCTCTGATCTACGGGGCAGGCAACGAGAAGTTGGGCATGGTCCTTGGTGGCGACAAGCGCACAGGAGCCAAGGCACGGGCTAACTTCGAGTCCAAGGTCCCCGCCTACCTGCGGCTCAAGGAGACCGTCACTAGGAACTTGGGTTCCCGTGGGTGGCTCAAGGGTCTTGACGGCAGGCCCCTGTACCCACGCTCGGAACACGCTGCATTGAACACCCTGTTGCAGTCAGCGGGTGCTGTGGTGATGAAGCAGGCTTGCGTCTATGCCCACATGAAACTCGATGCATCCGAGGTCGAGCAGGTGGCTGCTGTGCATGACGAGTATCAATTCATCACGACGCCCGACTACGCAGATCAAGTTGGTAAAGTTGTCGTGCAGGCAATCCGGGATGCCGGAACCTTCTTCGAGATGAGATGTCCTCTAGACGGTGAATACCGAATAGGAGCAAATTGGTCCGAAACTCACTAAAGGCCTATGCAGCGGGAATCATGGACGGCGAGGGCTGCATTCGGTGGAACAACACACCGACCGTCGAGATCACCAACAAGCACATCGGGGTGCTGACCATGCTCGCGGGATACTGGGGCGGCTCTGTGCGGGACAAGGGCAACGACACATACGTCTGGACCCTGCACAGCAAGAAGGCCGTCAGGTTCCTCAAGGATGTGGGCAAGTTCACGGTGATCAAGTTGCCTCAGGTATTCATGCTGCTGCTGGCGGCACATGAGCGAGACCGAGTCAAGCGCCAGAAGTACATCGATCAGATCAAGAGGCTCAAGCATGTCTACACCAATTGAGTACATCACCACGGAAGAGATCATCACGGAACTGAAGAAGCGGTTCGATGAGTTGGCCTTCATCGGGTTTGCCGTGCGCTCCAAGAAGGAGGACGGTTACACGATCTGCTTCAAGACCTCCATGCACGGGGCATTCGGTCTTACGCACATCCTGAGCAAGGCCGCAGAAGCGGAGGCGACATGAACGACATCGTGACCCGGCTGCGGCGGGACTGCATGAGCCTGATCGCTGACGAAGCCGCCGACGAGATCGAGCGGCTGCGCCAAGAATTACAAGAGTGTGAAGACCTCCTTGATAGGTACCAAAGGGAAGATGCAGATAGAACTAGATGGGAAAACATATGAGTACGACACTGCTGATTGACGGTGACATCCTGATCTACCACATCTGTGCAGCGACCGAATACGTTGCTCGGTACGACGATGACATCGACTGCGTCTTCGGGAATGTCAAGGAGGCTTTGGTTCTGACGGACGAGAAGGTCACCGAGTGGATGAAGCGGCTTAACGCCACCAACTGCATCTTCGGGTTCACTGGACCGGACAACTTCCGCAAGACGATCTACCCTCCCTACAAGAGCCACCGCAAGAGCGCACGCAAGCCCTGTGGGTTCAAGCAGGTCAAGGAACTGCTGGGGAACGGGTTCAAGACCGTCACCGAGCCGACACTTGAGGGGGATGACATCATCGGCCTGTTGCAGAACGACATCGGCACCACGTTCGAGAAGACCATCATTATCTCCTCCGACAAGGACCTCAAGAGCGTCCCCGGCTGGGTCTGGAATCCCGACAAGGACGAGGAGCCTGTGTTCCTCACCAAGGCCGAGGCAGACCGCAACTGGCTGATGCAGACCCTTACGGGGGACAAGACCGATGGATACCCGGGGCTTGAGGGGATCGGTCCAGTCAAGGCAGAGCGCATCCTGAAGGAAGGCACGTTCGAGGAGGTCCTTCAGGCTTACACCAACGCCGGGTTCAACGAGGAGTTCGCCCTGTCTCAGGCACGTTGCGCCCGTATCCTCAGGCATGGCGAATACAATTGGGAAACTAAGGAGGTCAGGCTATGGAACCCATGAACCGTTCACGTCTTCTCGCAACCCACAAGGAACTGTGTGACGAGGCCCGTGGCCTGTCCGAGAGGAAGAACCACGACTACTCGGGAGGCAAGGATGACTCGCACCCCTTCCTCAACTTCACCCGGTGCGAGGCCATGGGCATCTGCAAGACCGAGGCAGGCATCATGGTGCGCCTCACGGACAAGATGTCCCGCCTATCGACCTTCATCACCACAGGCGAGTTCAGGGTCAAGGATGAGGCAGTCAAGGACACGGTCCTCGATGTGATCAACTATGTGGTGATCCTGTACGCCTACATCCAGAGCAAGAAAGATGCCGAATAACGACCTTTCTAAGGAAGGCGTCCCACCTCCTAGGCTGACGCCTGAGTTGCTTGGGTTCCTTGACAGGACCTTTCCTGAACGCTGTCCAGACACGAACGAGACTCCTGCGGAGATCTTCTTCAAGTCAGGGCAGCGTTCGGTCGTTCGATATCTCATACGCATCTACGAGGAGCAAAACGAGAATGTGCTTTAGCAGCCCTAAGCCAGCAGCGCCACCGCCACCCCCGGCCCAACTCCCCGAGCCTCCTCAGATGGCCAATGTGGCGGCTCCAATGATGACCCAGTCACGTCCCAAGCCCCCTGCGGCATCCTCTGAGATGTTCCAGTCCAAGGGCAAGCGCCGCCTCCGTATCCAGATGGGTACGTCCCCGGGCGTCAACATTCCGGGAACCTAAAACATGCCAGACACAGGCAAGGCTCTGTACCTGAACCTAGAGACCCGCAGGTTTCCGTACCTAGAGCGTGCCAGAGACTGTGCGAGGCTGACCCTGCCGCACCTGATGCCCGACGAGGGCGACAAGACGGCATACAAGTTCCCGACCCCATACCAGTCAGTAGGTGCGCGAGGCGTTAACAACCTTTCGTCTGCCCTGCTGCTGTCGCTGCTGCCTCCCAACGCCCCCTTCTTCCGCTTCATCATCGACCCCAAGGCTGCCCGTGACCTTGAGACAATCTCTCCCCGCGCCAAGGGCGAGGCCGAGCAGACGCTGTCGAACATGGAGCGGATGGTGATGAGGGAGATCGAGGGGCAGAACATTCGTGTTGCCCTGTTCGAGGCCCTTAAGCAACTGATCGTCTGCGGGAACGTCCTTCTGTACTTCCCCGATGAAGGTCCCATGAGGGTGATCCGTCTGGACCGCTATGTGGTCAAGCGTGATCCCATGGGGCATGTCCGCAAGATCGTCATCAAGGAGAATGTGTCTCCTGCTGTGCTGCCTCCCGAGGCTGCCGCCATTGCCAAGACCTGCATGTGTTCCCATGAGGACACCGTGGAGTTGTACACATGCGCTCACATGATGCCGGATGACAAGGTTGAGGTGTATCAGGAGATCGGCGGGGTGGTCCTGCCAGACTCGGTGTCCACCTACCCCCTTGAGAGAAACCCGTTCCTCGCCCTGAGGATGCACCGGGTCGATGGAGAGGACTATGGCCGAGGCTACGTCGAGCAGTATTACGGTGATCTGGTCTCCCTCGAAAGTCTCTCTAAGAGCATTGTCGAGGCCGCTGCTGCCTCTGCGAAGGTTCTATTCCTTGTCAATCCGGTGGGCACCACCCGTCCGAAGAAACTGGCCCAGTCTGCCAACGGCTCGATTATCGAGGGGAACGCCGCCGACGTGACGGTCCTTCAGGTAGCCAAGGCGGCTGATCTAACGGTTGCGCTCCAGACGATGAACACCATCAACGAGCGCCTGAGTTACGCCTTCCTGCTGACCGAGGCATCCATCCGCAACGCGGAGCGTGTCACCGCCGAGGAGATCCGGCTGGTCACCCAGAGCATTGAGCGCCAACTTGGAGGCATCTACAGCCTGCTGTCGCAGGAGTTCCAGTTGCCTCTGGTGAACCGCATCATGGACCGCCTGACCAAGGCCAAGAAGATGCCCAAGATCGACAAGAAGATGGTCACCCCCACGATTGTCAC